CTGCCCTCTCTTTCTCTTTGAGGTACCAAATGGACAAATCTTCGTTTGACACTCAAACTGCTTGGCGGACTTTCTCCGAGAGCTCTGTTAACACGCCCGGCTTCTTTCAGAAGCTTAAGCTGAAACAGCGTCTACCTGAGAATCCGTACAGCATGAGTGTTTCCGAAGGTTCATCACCAGTTGCACAAACTTATAGCGGTCTACAGACCGAGCGCGATGCGCGCGGTCATGAGAACTTTATAAGTGCGTGCTCCTCAGGAACTCTGTCTACCCAGACAGGTCCTGTTGTGTCGATCGGCTACAAGCTGAACGATCACATTGGTGAGGTGTCCAATCGGCTTCTCTCCAAGGTTCGCAACCGCGAAATTGATCTCGGGGTTGCTCTCGGCGAATATCACGAAACTGCAAGTTTCGTCGCCGGCGCCATGGTGAAGACTGCCAAAAGCTATAAACAGCTTAGGCGGGGTGACGTATCTGGAGCTCTTCAGACCCTCACGGGAAAGAGGAACAATCGTTGGGCTGATATACCCGGCGCTGCTTCCAATACGTGGCTAGCTTATTCCTATGGTCTCAGACCTCTAGTCAATGACGTCGCTGATGCTATTAGTGTTTTAGATAAAGGTCTTCGTGACCCTATCAAACCTATAGTTCTTCGTTCGTCAAAGACTCAACAAGTCCATGGTTTTGCCACAGATTATGGCTACTACCATGACATTGTAGATGGTTCTGTACGTGTGTCCGGGAAGGTCGAATTCTGGATTGATAATCCGGTACTCTACACTCTCGAACAAGTGGGCTTTGTGAACCCACTTTCCGTTGCCTGGGAACTTGTTCCCTTCAGTTTTGTCGTCGATTGGTTTATCCCGATCGGTGACTATCTGACTAACGTCGTACCCCCACAAGGGGTTTCTTTCGTTAGCGGCTCCATCGCTTATCGCGGTGACGGTACACACATAGGCTGGACTACCATTCCTTACGGATGGTATACCTCAATGGAGGAGCGAGAAATCTTTAAGGGGCGAATACCCCTCACAAGTTTCCCTCGTTACTCACTCAAGGTGCCTGACCTCTCGCTATCAAAGTCTCAGATAACGAGCGGAATTGCACTACTTTGGCAACAGCTACGCAGGTAGCATCAACCTCAAGGACCTATCATGGCCGCTATCTCAAACGTCGTCATCAACGACGGTCTCGCCACTCCGGTGGCGCACACCTTCGCTCCTGCGAAAACGCAGTCTGACTTCGCTGTTCTGGAGGATCGTGCTTCAGGTATTTACATCGGCTATAATAAGCTGACGTTTGACCTGAAGCGCCCCTCCGGTCCCAGCAAGGATGCCTCGCGTAACCTTAAGCTCTCGATTAAAGTCGAGACTCCGAAGTTGGAGACTGTCAGCAACAATACCTATTCTGGTATTGCTCCGGCACCAACCGTCAGCTATCGCCCTGTGGCGGAGCTGATGGTTACTTTGCCGGAACGCTGCACTCTGCAAGACCGTAAGGACTTGCAGGCCTTCATGAAGAACGTCCTTTCGAACGCTTTCGTTACGGACGCCTTCGAGAAGTACGAACTCCCGTACTAACGGGCTACTTCTCTCGGAAAGGTTACGCTTATGAGCATCCATAAGTCTGTTAAGTTTCGCACGAAACTTAATGCACTCGACCTCGCAAAGCGCCTGTATGAGGCAATCGACACTCCTGTGTCACTTTCCTGTTTCCTACTCGCGAAGTATCGTGAGTACGGACAGCTAGTAACTAAGGACGTTGATCCTACTTCATACTTGCACCCGGCTCGATTCTTCCGCGACTACCAAGCCGTCAAACTCCTTTCTAAGTTTCCCAACTTAGATACGGGGATTGATCGGCAATTGGTTGCTAAGAAGAAATTCATCGAGACTGAAGTTCTTTGTTGCGAAACGAACAAACGTTTAAGGAATGTTTGGTTTAGTGGGGATTCTTCCCCTTTCTCCGCTAATGTTGGACGCGTTTTATGGCGCGCTCAGCAGAAAATCTCAAACATTCTCGGCCAAGTTCCTTCCTATGAAGATCTTGAGTTCAGATTCGGACCCGGTGCGGCTTTTGGTGTGCGGGGGGAAACCTCCGTCTATAATAAGGTTAGTTCTACCTTAGAGTGCACCTTCGCTATGCTGCCCATTGTGGGTGACTTCCTCGCGGAGTTCCCAGGCTGGATCAAGGATGATACAGCAGAGGTCTTGCCTCTTAATGGTTCGCAGCTCACGTTTGTCCCTAAGGACGCTAAGACTGATCGCCCTATCTGTATAGAACCGCTCCTTAACGGTCTCTATCAGAAGGGGGTCGGAACTTTTATTCGCAATCGTCTCAAACGTCATGGTGTTAACCTTGACGACCAGTCTATCAACCAAAAGTTGGCTAGACGGGCGTACTTCGATCAACTATCAACTGTTGATTTCAGTAGTGCTAGCGATACGATTGCTTATAACCTCGTCCTTGATCTCTTACCAATTGATTGGTTCGAGTTCTTGGACGTTGCCCGTTGTCCTCGATATTTTATCGAGGGCCGTTGGTATAACTTTCACAAGTTTACCAGCATGGGCAACGCATACACTTTCGAGCTAGAAACCTTGATCTTTTACAGCTTGGCTTGCGCCTGCTGTGAAGAGCTTGGCATTTCTTTCTCGACCGGAGATAACCTCCATGTGTATGGGGATGACGTCATCATCCCAAGAGGTGCGTTCGACCTTTTCGCCGAGGTCAGTAGCCATTGTGGCTTCCTTCCTAACCAGAAGAAAAGCTACAGGTCTGGAGAATTCTTTGAATCCTGCGGACATGACTACTTTAAGGGCTACTTTGTTCGACCCTTCTTAATCAAGAAGGAGTTCACCACTGTTGAGGATGCCTTTTATGCAACCAACCAAGTATTGGAGACAATCTCCAAAATCTCGGGACTCCCTTCGGAGTTTAATGATTGTCACGATCGCAATGGTCTTATCCATCGTCTTCATGACATTCATGCTTGGTGCATATCTGGTATCCCAAGGAGCCTTCGTCTTCTTGTCCCGTATGGGCAAGGAGACTGCGGGCTCCACTCTGACTTCGACGTCGCGTGTCCACCCAAACATAAAGAATGGTGCGGATACACGTACGTCGCCTTCAGAAGGCGAGCCCTCAAATACAAGCCAGTGAACGGTTTTCCAACCGCTTACGCTTTGTATTTTGCTGGGCTCGGCACCTGGAAGGGTGCTGGTGAACCTCCCGAACCCCTTGACAATGGTTCGGGATATACCATACGCAACAGGACGAAGTTGGTTAAGGTCAAACAGTTTCTGTTTGGCCCCTGGCCTCTTCTACCTGTCCAGTGGTCTCTTAGGTCACTGAGTATGGTCGCTCGAGCAGGACGTGCCGCACCCCTCTAGTAATAGAGGAGGGTAGCAGTCTCTGACTGTTCGCCTTTTGGCGTGGAGTCCCTCTTTGGG